CCTCTGAATAGCTTTTTCTACCATTGGCTCTGCATTTCTCTTGAAATTCTAGTAATGTTTCCATCTTACTAGCTGGTACATAAAATGTACGTGTTGTATAGTTTATTGTTTTCATAGTTGTTTAAATTATAGAGGGCAACTTAATGCCCTAATAGTTAATATTTATATTTCTTAACTTGCATATCTTGATACTATAAATTCAGACCTGTACGTATCAGATAAAACACTTTTAGTATGTTCATCATTTACATTAACCTGTTCTAAATCAATACCTAATTCATCAATTCTACTTTTTATACAGGATGATTTGCCCATAAATTCATCATTTATATATATGCTATGTATAGTAACCCATATTTTTATAGCAGTATAAACATCATTAGATTCAATTTTTAAAGTTTTCATAAAATATAGTTTTAAAGTTTATGTTGTAAATATATATATAATTATAATACAAATTACAAAACACATTAAAAAGTTTATTAACAATGAAATGTTAAAATAAGTGTGTTAACCTAGCTACTTGTCCGTGCTGCTTGTGAAATAGAAAAGATTCTATAGCTAAATTACTAGAAGATTGATAACCACTTTTATGATGCCAAGCATCTGCACCTGATGGTGATCTTAATGATTCTAATGTTACACCTACAAAATCATTTTTATTCTGTACTTTATGATGGACATGCTGTGTAAACATATACCTGTATTTAGTTTCTGACCACCACTTGCACTCATCAGCCATTATCATTGGTAATAGATTCCACTTAATACCATCACCATGTGTACTACTAATTAATGTTTTACCATACTTAAAATACTTTCTCATAGTTAAGTCATTATTCCAAGTAACATTAGTACATAAGCTAAAATGTGCCTTTAATACTTCACTCATTAACCATCCTGTAATGTGATCATGGTTACCACTGGTATACATTACTTGCACATCTGCAATTTCTAATAGCATTTCAATAACCTCAACCATTAACCTTTTAGCAATAAGAAACATATCAGAAAACAAACCATCCATATCCTGTGGTGTACCTTTGGTTGTAGTTTTAAAACCATCTACATGCAATAAATCACCAGAAAGCAATAAAATCACTTGATCTATATGAAACCCTTCTGCTTTCTTTATACAGCCTTTAACACCTTCTAAAGTCCTTTGTACTGCTATTTGATTGTTATACTCTACACCACTAACAAAACTTCTGCATAATTTACCTATATGAATGTCTGATGGACAACAAAAAAATAAATGTGGTTCAATTACTTTAGGTCTTTCTATTTTATTATAGTAAGGTGCATACTGCTTAACTTCTTCTATAAGTTCTTTAAATAGTTTTTTGTGGTCTTGCTGTTTATGATCAGGATTCTTAAAGTATAAACTTGCTTCTTTTGATTTTATCCAACCACTATGTACATCATCAGGATTAATACCTGAATTTTCTGCTTCTTGTTTTATTCTTCTGTACTTGAAAATTATATCTGCTTCATCTTCAGATAATCTGTAGCGTGGATTACCGCTTGTATCTTTAAAACGTTTATTGTGGTTTTTCACAAAATAAAATTTAGCTAAATATACTAATTTCTTTTTTTAGCTATGCTTCCATAGTAATATCCTACAATTGATAACACTATTCCTTCTACAATCCCTGTGGTGTGAATCATTAATTCTTTATTGTGTTCTGGAACTGTAATAAATACTATTGCAATAATTAAAAACACAAATGCAAATAAACCTACTGCACCTGTTACATTCATCATCCAATCTTGTGCACCTGCCTTCATCATTTCCACTTCTCTGTTTCTTGCACTATCTCTGTCTTTTACTTCTAGATTATATAGCTCTACAAGTTGTTGGTGCATCTGTGCTTTATCTTCAGGTGATAAATCAGGCTCATCATCTATTAAGTTTTTAATGATTCCTAATGCACCACCATCAGGTAACACATCACCAACCACCTTTAATACATTAGGAGCTTTATCTGCTAAAAACTTTCCTATTTTAGTATCTTTAATCTTTTTCATCTTTATACTTGCTTTGATTTCTTCTTTTAGCTGTAACAATTAGCCTTTCTTCCATCTTGGCTATCTTAATCCTTAAGTGTGTGTTTTCAGTGATTAATTCATCAATCTTTCTTTCTAACCCATCAATCTTGTTTTTAAGCTCCTCAATTACTTTAGCTTGTAGATTATCTTGCCTTTCTTCTTTCTTGGCATTAATATCTATTTTCTGTTTTAAGATTTGCCAAATTTCTTTTATTCCTAATGCGGCAATTAAACTACTAACCACCATTAAAAGATTGTGATCATCCATTTTAACTTTCTTTGCTATCATTTGTTTCTTTCTTACTTACTTTTCTTTTTGCCTTTTGTCCTGCTGCACTTTTAGGTTTAAAACCTTTAGGTTGAAATTCTGAATATTCAACTTCTGCATCGAAACACGGGCATTGCTTCATAAATTCCCATTCATCTATTTTACCATCTTTGTTTTTATCTGGTGATAAATCTCTGTGGCCATGAATGGTCGCATCAGGATATTTAGCCTTAAGCTGTTTAATTAACTTAATTAATAATTCTTTTTGTCTAGGTGTTCTAGTATCTTCTGCTTTGCCTGTTTCAGGATTCAATCCTCCGACATAGCAAATTGCAGCAGCATATTTATTATGCCCTCTAGCACTTGCAGGTATTCTATGTAGTGGCCTACCAAATTCTATTGCAGAATTGATTACATAGTGATAACCAATGTCTGACCAGCCACGCTGTAAATGCCATTTTCTAATAGTACTAGCAGAAATGCTGTCTGATCTTGTAGCACTACAGTGTATATGTATTTCTTTAATTTCTCTCATCTTCCTTGTCTTTTATAAGGTTTAACATAATTCTTGCTAGATTTACATTTGCTCATCTTGCTTTTTGAGTGTACACCCTTTCTCCTTTTTTTTGGCTTTTCAATCTTTGATATGCTTATTCTATTCCTCATTTGGTTGCCATTCAGGTGTAGACATTAAAATTACACAATTTTGATGACTTAAAGTTTGTACAGGTGTAACAGTTCCATCTGTGATAAATGTTGGCTCTGTTGCCCACTTAATTGTAAATAAGGTTTCATCTACAGACTTTCTTATTGTTTCAGCACTTGTTTCACAAACTTGTGTAAAGTCAATGTTGTTTAAATCTGATATGTTTATTATTTGATATGTTAAAATCATTTTTTTATTTTTTAAGGTGTGTCATTTACTATGTCATTACTTGCCATGTTAGTCATTGTAGCATCATTACTTCCTTTATTGTCTGTAATTGTAGGAAAGGTGTCATCATCTCCCATTCTGTACCAAGCAACAAGACTAGTAGTGATAGCAGATAAATCTGTTGGTGAACCATTATTATAAACTGCATTAACACCATTTTGGTTTAATTGTGCATTGTAAACCCCAACCTCATCAATATTACCGTTAAAATTAGCTGCTGTATTATAAGCTCCTATTTGAACAGGTCTAGTTGTATTATGCATAGCTACATATGTACCAGCACCAGAATCAGTATATGATGATTCTTCTTCTCCATTTATATATATTTTTATACCTTGATTTGCATTAGATCCTCCTCTACCATCATAAGTTACTATAACATTTATCCATTCACCTGTAGTAACAGTTGTGTTGCCCTCTCTTCTTTGATTATGACTAGGGTGAGCATCATATAAAGCTACCCTAACTACATTATTGACTATAAATATTATCCATTCATATCCACTTGGGTTTCCACCCCATTTAGATATAATACCTTTTCCATTAGTTTCTGTTTTAATCCAAGCTGATACACTAAATGGAGAGTCACTTGTGCCATTACCAAAGCTAAAAGTATTTGAGTCTGCAATTTGCAAACGGTCATCAACTCCATCAAAGCTCAATGATTTAGTATTTGTAAAGCAATCTTGTATTGTAACCTGTGTAGTAGCACTTCCTTCTGATGTTGTATAAGTTACTGTATAAGTGCCTACTGTTGATGCTGATGTATCAATTCTCCCTGTACTGCTATTTATTGATAAAGGCATGTTAAAATGTGTCGTTTACTATGTCATCAGAAGTCATATTAGTCATAGCTCCATTATTACCTCCTGTGCCATTATCTGTAATTGTAGGGAATGTATCTCCATCACCCATTCTATACCATAAAATTGGGTCTGTTGTTGCATTAGTTAGGTTGTTCATATCTGCTGCTCTACCACTCCCACGTATGTTGTAGATTTCAGATACTGCACTTGATGAAAGTTCATAGTCAAATAGTGCAATTTCATCTAAATTACCATTCCAAGTTGCTGCATTATTATAAGCACCAACCTGAACAGGTCTTGCTGTATTGTGCATTGCTACATAAGTTCCTGCACCTGCATCAGTATAAGAAGATTCCTCTGTTGCATTGATATATATTTTTACACCCTGATTGGCTGTATTTCCACCTCTGCCATCATAAGTAACACAAATATGAGTCCATTCACCTGTAGTGACAATTGTATTTCCATCTCTCCTTCTGTTATGACTAGGGTGAGCATCATACAAAGCAACTCTTATTTTATTTTGTACTGAATATATTATGTATTCATACCCAGATGTAGCACTGCCCCACTTTGATATAATACCCTTTCCTGTTGTTTCAGTTTTTATCCAAGCTGACATACTAAAAGCTGAATCATTTGTTCCATCACCAAAACTTAAAATGTCTGCATCTCCAACTTGTACACGATCATTTACACCATCAAAACTTAAAGATTTAGTGTTTACAACACCTACAGGAGTGCTTGTGCCTCCTAGATCAGTATCACCACTTGGTGAATCATCATAAATAGCAGCAAAGTCAATTGTATTATTTGTTTTAGCTTTACCCCAGTTATTAGTGTTGTTTACTGCTCCTTGTCCCCATTCTATTGTATTATCTGGCATATCTTCTTATTAAAGTACCCAACCTCCAAAATTAGCAACATCATCAGGGTACATATCCTCATTACTGTTACTGTAATATTCAGGAAATAGGTTGTTATTGTTTTGCATATAATCTATAAATCTATTAGTATAAAACTGTGCTGTAGTTCTAGCTTTTTCTACTAAATAATCAACATGGTCTCTACTAATAGCTGTGCTGTTTTCAGGATTCTTTTGATAAATACCACCATTTGCAATGTTTACAGAACCAAAAGGTAAATACTCTACTAAACTCCAATGTAATAACATTGGTTTAATGTAATCAGTTACTAGTGATAAATAATTTCCTGCAAGTGTTCCTGCTACTATATCACTTTTAATTTTGTTGTATAAATCAGTACCTAAATAATTTTGTATATGAATATCCTGTGCAATATTTATAAAAGGTAATAGTTTATCATTATCTATATTACCATTAGCAGCAG